TCAAAGAGCTTGTTAAGCAGGATCTGCGTATTGAGGCTACTGCGGGCGACTTGTCTAGACTAATTGAAAGCCAGATTGTCGGATATGCGTACAGAGGCGTTTATGCCGCAGTGGAAGAAAATTGTCAGGAAATTGCAATAGCTGGCAACTAAGGCGGTGGTATATATGACCCCTACCGCCGAGTTACGGGAGGAACTGCGGGAATTGCTCGATGAAGTGATACCAGAAGGTGGAACAGAGGGCGATACCCGATTTACCGATGCACAATTAGACAAACTGCTCAGTAAAAGCAGGAATGTTTATGCTGCGGCCGCCGAAGGTTGGACTCGGAAGGCGGCCATGTTCCAGCGCGAAGCAGGCCAGATTCAGAGCTATGCCGTTGGGCAAGAAAAATACGAAATGGCCAAGGCAAAAGACATGCTGGAATATGCCTTGGCCATGGCTGAAACTTACAAAAACATGGCCACCAGCAGCATGGGCAGCGTGATTCTGAAATTCAAGCCGCCGGAGGTGTTGTGACATGGACTTAGTAGCACTCCGGCGGCAACATATTACTTGGACTATACAGCAGAACCCAACGACAATTACAATTCGTCGCACAGAAAAAATTGATATGGGGGGCTACTTCGAGGAAATCGAGAGCGAATTAGGCCCCTTTACTGTGCGGATTTATCAGTACGGTACCTGGGTGCCACAGGAAGTAAGCACTCTAGCCGGCACTAAGCAGGTTGATAGAACATGGGGAATGTTGATGGACCATGAAGCGGACGTCAAGGCAGGTTCCAACGTGTTAGACGAATTTGAAGTGCCGGGCCTAGGAAAATTTCAGGTGCTGGAAGTATACCCGCAAGTAGTAAAAGGTGAGTTAGTAGGCTACCAGGTGGCCTTGGAGAAGGTGAGCTAGATGGCATTAGGTGACCAAACAAGGGAGTTTTTAGAGCGCAAAAAGCCGGGTTAAATGCCCTGCTGCAAAACTGGGCCGGGACAATAGAGGGCTATGCTAAACAGTATGCTTCCTGGACTGATAGAACGGGACACGCAAGGCAGTCCCTGCATGGCGGCGTAGATATACGGGGCGATCAGCAGGTGCTATATCTTTCCCACGGTGTAGACTATGGCATCTGGCTGGAATTAGCCCACGGCGGGAACTATGCCATTGTAGGGCCGACCGCTGATGCTCACCTTCCCCGTATCCGGCGAACAGTGATTGATTACTGGAGAGATTGAACATGAGAACCGCTATAAGACAGCTTTTGATTGACAACATCCCGCAAATAGAAAGCCGGGTTTATGAGCCCCATGCAGCAGGACTGAACACTCCAAAGCCTTATCTTGTGCTTAGAGAGGGTGTCCAGGACCCAGAGGCTGACTGGGCAGCGTTTTCAACGATTGTTGAAGTGTGGCCCTACGTCAAGCGGACCACCTTCCAGCAGGTAGACGCCCTGGCCAATGCCATCATAGACACCCTGCACCGGGCTCGGTTTGCTGCCGGCGGTGAACAGTATCTGATTGATTACCTGGGTAGCGCTGGCCAGGACTATGTGGATGAGGAATGGGATGCCATCACCCGGGGCCTGCGCTTCCGGGTGTTTGCCTTAGGCTGGTTGAATGGGCTGACATTTGAACCGGATCCGGTTGCTACACTGCAAAACTGGACAAAGGGAACATGGTCAGAGGTGCACACCGACCCGGCAACATGGTCACCTGCTGACGTGGCACCGGGGATCTATTGGCGCATTGTGCGGTTAGTTCCGGTAGAAATCACAGCGGCCGTAAACTGGATGGAGGCCCAGATTAACGGGCACATTCTGGCCCCTAGTGCTGCAGTTCGGTTGAGCTGGGTGCGGAAGGTAACGGAAGGGATTGCAAAACAGCGTAGGTTAAAAATGTCTGATGGTGGGCTGCTGGAGCTTTTGAGGGTAACTGCTGATAGCGAAGCAGACCCAATGCGGCGGGGGCAGATACAATTGACTGTCCGGTTCGGGGTATTGCAGCCGAGGGCGCAGCATGAGGTACTGAGGAAGGCTTTTGCCAGCGGCGATATTGATATGGAGGTGGAAGCCGTTGAGTAAAAAGAAAACGGATAAAACTGTAGAAACGCCAGAATCGGTCTACAGCCGCAGCGAATTAATCGAGGCGGCTTTATCTTTTGGTGTTAAACCAGAGATAGTTGCCGGAGCTACAAAGTTGGCCGGCAAGGATAAGATGACCAAGTCTGAAGCTGAAAAGGCGATCAAACTATATCTGGAAAGGAAGGTGTAGCCCGTGGCTGGTTCTGTTTTTCAAGTAGGTGAGCAGAAAATAAGACCCGGCGTATATGTACGGGTAACCAATATAGGCGAGCCGCAGGAAGCTATCATTCCCCAGGGAATTGTGGCAGCACTTTTCCGGGCTTCCTGGGGGCCTCTGGGCGAAGTCACATATCTTGAAAGCGCCGATGCCGTAACCTCTACTTTCGGTAGCGAGGGCACAACGGATGCAGCAATCGAGGCGTTCCGGGGCGGCTGCCGACGGGTGGTAGGATATCGGCTGGGAACCGGCGGGGAAAAAGCTGCCCTCACCCTGCAGGACGGCGAGGGTGCTAACGTGGTGGCCCTTGCTGCCGAATACGAGGGCGCGAGGGGCAACGGTTTTGCAGTAACCATAAGGGATTCCCTTGCTGACGATACAAAACGGGAACTGCTGCTTTACGAAGGTGCCACCTTGCGGCAGACTATCAGCTTTACTAAGGGCGCCGGGGAGCCGCAGGCCCTGGTAGATGCAATCGCCGCATCCAACAGCCCCTATATTACCGCCGTCAAGTCGGCAGACGGCAGCGGTGTGCTGGCTGCGGTCACTCAGCAGCCGCTGACCGGTGGCGCGGATCCAACTGTCAACGGTGAAAGCTACAGCGCAGGTCTTGTGGCGATTGAAGCTATCGACTGGAATGTGCTTTGTGTGGATACTGAGGACCCGGTGACACATGCAGTTGTGCAGATCTATATTGACCGGGTGCGGAATGAAGGCAAGCGGGTTCTGGCTGTTGTGGGCGAACCCACCAGCGTAAACCTTGCGACCCGGTTGGCAAATGCCCGGGCTTTCAATGACCCTGCTATTATCTATGTGGCGAACGGTTTTAAGGGCAGCGACGGTATAACCCGCGAGGGTTATAAAGCAGCTGCCAGGGTTGCCGGAATGACAGCGGCAGCTCAAATTACCGAATCCCTGACCCACTATGTGGTAAGAGGGGCAACTGAACTTGTCGGGGCATTAACCAATGCTGAAATTGAACAGGCTATTCAATCTGGTGCACTGATATTCACCATGTCCGCCCAGAAACAGATTCATATCGAATACGGCATCAACACCTTTATTACCGTAACGGCTGATATGGACGCTGGCTGGAAGAAAATACGCCGTGTCCGGACCCGGGATAATCTGATGGACCGCATTGCTGCCACCTGGGATCCGCTGATAGGCAAAATTAACAACAGCCCAGATGGCAGGGCAACGCTGATTGCATCGGCCCAAGGCATCATCAACCGGATGATTGGTGAAGGGGCTTTACTCCAGGGGACCATCTTTGAGGACCCGAACAACCCGCCGCAGGGGGACTCAGCTTGGTTTGTGGTGCAGGTTGATGACCTTGACAGCGCTGAGAAGGTCTACATCAATTTCCAATTCCGTTTCAGCCCTCCGGCTGAGGCTCAGTAAAGGGAGGTGTTGTGAATGGCAGATGGACGCTATATTTTCCGGTCATGTGTACCTGATGGCAGTATTGACATTGCGAACGTGACTTCGGGGGACATCATTAACCGTTCTTGGTCCTTTCGGGTAAATGAGCCGCCTGACTTGCAGGAATTGCTTGACAGCGGAAACTTTGATCCGCGCAGCATTTTGCGTGGATACAATGGAGAACTATACGACGGTGACGGTAATTTCTTGGCTGAGGTTAATACATGGCAAGCTCAAATCAACTTTACGAACACTGATTATCAGCCTGCCGGCAGCAAACTTACCTGGGCAGTTCCTCAAAGCTACACGGTAACATTAACTTTCACTGAGACTGTAATCCGGGATGCTCGGTTGCTGCAGAAAGTTATTGCCGGCCTGCGGAACAATG